CCAAAACCTTTTGCCTGCACGGCTGGTCCTACAGGATAATAGTGTTGCACCCGGATACCACCTGATGTTGTTGCACCAGATCCTGACTCTGCTGATGGCATCGTGATCGTGATGGTCGTGGCATTAGGGACAGTAGTCACCATAAATTTTTTATCATTGAAATCTGAGGCTGCAAAATTAGAATTAGTTATAGAACTAAAATTATCAAGTAAGACTATATCCTGCGCAGATATACCGTGATCTCCACTGAAAGTTATTGTAACAGATGTTGATCCGTTGGTCGTGGTAAATGCACTTGTGAGCGTTGTTGTTGTTTTGATAGGGTGTATGTCATAAAATACACCACCAGAAAATGCGTATAGAATCCTGTTTGTGCCAATAATGGCATATTTTCTAGCCTTACTATTTACAAAATGATGAAGACCTCTGCCTGCTCCTGTGAGAGCATCATCCCCTAGTTGTTTCCAACCACCTATCTTCTCGGGTGTGCCGTATCTAAATCTAACATTATCACAGTCTATCCACTGTTGTTCTGCTCCGGTGGCTGTGATCTGTTTATTTATACCTGGCTGAAAACCTATCTTTTGTAACATAATAAATCCATGTATAGCAAATTTATTACTTATTTAACAGAGTAAAAGCACGGGGGTGTGGTTGTGGTGGTAACCCCCGCACCAGTCTATTTTATAGACTATTTTGTAGGTTTAGTCAACTTAGCACCTTTAAACCATGCAGGTAAACCTAATAAAGGTCTTTTATCTAAAGCGTTTTCTTTTGCTATTTTAGATCCTGCTTTGTTATAATGTAAGAATACCTGTCCACAATCTTTTCCTTTAAACTCTTCTCTCCAATGTTCTAAATCACAACCAGAATATATTAACATATCACCTGGTTTAAGATCGACTTTTACTCCAGCTTTATTATTACCACCAGTTGGATCTAAATATATTGGCCAATCATCTCCACCTAAATTTAGTGTAGTGGATATTTCACACGAATATCTATCTTTGTGTCTAGCTAATACATCTCCTTTTTTATAAATTCTTGCGTAAGAATATGTTTCACTTAATTTTAATTTTGTATGTTTTTCCATAACAGGTTTTACTCTTTGTAATAAAGTTTCCATAACTGTATCGGCATAATGTGAATATGTATTGGGCACTTGGTGATCTGTCCATACACCCCAGTATTCTGTAAAAGGTGATATGTATCTTTGTTCAAATAAAAACTGAGCTATCTTTCTTTTATTTAAAAAGTAAGCGTAACAAAAATCAGCTAACTCTTTGCTTATTGCATTTTTTAACACTGTGTATTTATTATTTTTAAACGACATTTAACACTCCTTTTGGTATTGCTTGACAGTTCCAGTGTATGAACCTAAATGGTTCATACCCTAAATCTACTGTATATTGATGAGGCATATAAGATGGAAAAAATATCATTCTTCCAGGTTTAACCTTGTAATGTATTTGTGAAGAAGCATAAGTTATTTTAGATTTATCTTTTTCAGGTAAAAGATTCATGACATTACCTGGTCTTGGATCTTCAAACATTGGCATAGATGTTTTATCACTTGCTTTTAAAAAATAAAAACCAGACATATGTCCATTCCAATGTGTATGTAAAGTGTGATGTCCCGCACCTTTTTTAGCAAACTCTTGCACCCACAATTCTGTAGTAAATATTTGAAAACCTGATGTATCAAAACCCATCTCACCTAATAAGTTATATGCTGTTGCACCGATATAATTTTGTAACTCTTTAAACTTAGGATCACTTATTAGACTTGTTGAATGAAATACATGACCCATATCTCCTTTATCACCATATTTTTTATTACGTTCATTAATAGTTTTTTTTGACATTTTTTTAGATGCCTCAATATATGGATCTGATGCTTTGTTTAAACTATCCACAAATGCTGGTTCATCTGCAAACCATATAGGACAAGAAAAATATTGTTCTAAATTTAATTTTTGAGGATAACTTACAGTTTGTTTTTTATTTTTTATTTTTTTCTTTTTCATATTCTTCTTTATCTAAATGGCCACCCTAGATTCCAGATAACTAAACTTTTTCTTTCACCGCTTTTAACTGGACATACTCTATGCCATACAAAAGAGGGAAATACAACCAAAGATCCTTTTGGTAAAATGTCTTTACACTTTACAGGTTTTCTAGGTTTATCGGGATCTATATTTCTAAAATCAAATTCTAATTCACCACCTTTATATTCTTTAGGATCAGATAAAGTTACAGTGACAGATAATTTTCTAATTTTACCGTTAACTGGATCATTAGCTTCTCTTTGATATGGTTTATCCCAACTATCACAATGCCAATCATAATACTGTCCCTTAGTATATTTTGTAAACTGGCAGCTTTCTGACCAATCCCATTCAAAATTCCAACCAGCATTTGCATTTGCTTTATTAACATAGGGTTGTATTTCTTTATATATCCATCTATCATTCATCCAGACAATATTAGAATCTCTTTTCTTTTTTAAATCTTTTATTTGTTTTTGATTTAATTTTTTACCATCACCATAACCACCAGTAACTGCCATTTGGTCTTGAATAGATTTACCATATTTTGAAATATCATCACAAATCCTAGGAGGAATAGCCGATTGAAAATACCAGTAATAGTTTGTTAAATTCATATATCTTTATGAACTTAATATAACATTTATTAACTAACTGTCAATGTTCCTGAAACTGTAAAGACTGCTGTTTTCGTACAACCCGGAGAAGGATTAACTGAGTTACATCCAGGAGCAACTGCAACTGTTAATGCGCTTGGCAAGTTGATTATTACTCTTCCAGATCCACCAGACATACCACCATCAGCGGGAGAACTTGGAGCGCTTATACCATAAGAAGCACCCGCACCGCCACCTGTATTTGCCGCTCCATCTGAACCTGCAGCATAACCACTACCTGGAGCAGTTGGAACTGCGTTACCTCCACCACCTGATCCACCAGCACCACCTGGTGCTGTACATTTATTACCACCTCCACCACCAGCAAATGTTCCGTTAGTTGGTCCAAAGAAAGGTGTACCTAACGATCCCATGACCGGTGTAACATCTTTACCAGCACCACCAGCACCTCCTGCTGGACCTGGTCCTATTGAACCCGAGCCAGCACTACCGGCACCACCAGCACCACCACCTCCACCACCAGCTCTCGCAGGAGTCGAACCTGCTCCACCAGCATTACCAAAACCATATGTTCCTGAATCTCCATCTTGACTACTTTGAATTGAACTACCAGCAGTTGTCCCTCCTTCACCATAACCACCACCTCCAGATCCTCCTGGATTACCATTAGCAGAAGAAGCAGCGCCTCCTCCACCACCCTTAGCAGTTAAAACTATTCCAGGGCCACCAGCATCATCCCCTATTGTTGTATCATTACCATTTGCTCCTAGTGTATTCCAACCAACTCCTGTGCCACCTGCTCCAATAGTTATTGGTATGGCTGTTCCTGCTGCTCCACAAACAGTTAGAGGGTAGGAATTAGGTGTTAGAATTAATCCTCCACCACCTCCACCACCACCGGATGGTGCTATACCTGTACCACCTCCACCACCTACCATAAATATACCTTTTGTAGCAAATGTTTGTGATGGTAAAAATCTTGGCCATTTTCCTTGTTTAATTGAACTAAATTGACTTTGCAGTGACCACACACCACTTGCTTTATCTAATTCTTTTGTAATTACAACACCAGGTCCTCCTGCTCCACCATTAAAAGATGTCGGTGTGCCAGTTGCAGATGAAGCTCCACCTCCACCACCTCCGGTGTTAGCTGTTCCTGCTCCACCATTAGAACTACCTGGAATAGCTGGTGATGCTCCTGCATTACCACCTCCACCGACTGGATTAGCTAATCCTCCAAAACCTGTTGGTTGACTAGGATCATAATAACCTCCACCACCGCCACCACCGACTCCTGTGATAGGTGATCCTGGAAATAAAGGTGCAATATTTAAACCTGCGCCACCAGCTCCACCACCGGGACCTGGTCCATCAGGTGATCCAGCTGCGCCTGCACCACAAATTCCACCACCACCACCTGCATAACCTTTTGGTGTTGGGCCAGATGCTCCACCTGGATTTCCTTGAGGGGGACTTACGGGAGGTGTATTACCTGCTGCTCCAGCAGTTGTTTGTGGAAAAGATGTACCACCACCTGATCCACCAGCTACACCACAGAAACCTGGATTAGGGTTAGTAGGATTAGTAGGATTTCCACCACCACCTCCACCACCACCATTTGATGTGTATGTTGTGCATCCTATTGTTATACTTGAATTAGCTCCAGAACCACCTACACTACCTCCTGGATAAGGGGTAGCAGAACCTCCACCACCTATTGTTGCTGGAAAAGCAGTATTACCACAAACTGAAATACAATTAAATTGACGTACGCCACCAGCTCCGCCACCACCGCTTCCAACGTTTCCTGAAGCGTTTGTTCCACCAGCTCCACCACCTGCAACAACTAGCATGTTAAGAACTGTTGTTCCTGGTTGTGTTGTAAAATTTCCAGTGGATGTTGTAGTTGTAACTTTATTTTTTCCAAAAGAAGTTTTGTTAGAAACTCCTAATACACCACCGTTTGCTGTGCCGCCGCCTCTAGGCATTTAAGTGTCCTCCTATGCGGACACCCAAGCTGTGCCGTTCCAATCGTAAACCGTTGGTGTTTCCGCTTCGTCGTTTGATTTAATTGCTTCCCAACCTTTTGTGTTGTCAGCTTGATATTTTGTATCATTCCATGAAATCATGTATCTAACATCATCTTCTTCTATTATCGAAGGATATTCAATTGGTGCTTGCCAATCATCATTATCATCTAAAGACCATGAAGCATGAGGTTGTTGTGCTAAAAATTTATCTTTTACAGGATCATAAATCATTCCTATTCCTGCATACATTTTTCTAAAATTATTATTGTAAGAGGTCTGTTTCCAGATTCCACCATTAAAAAAATTAATACACCATGTTTCTCCGTCTACGTGCATATCATTATCACCTAATGGTCCTGCTGCTGTAGAAATATCATTACCTACAACAACCACTCTTTGTACTACTTGATGTGAATCTGACGTAAATCCAGTAGGATCCGTCATTGCTTTTAATTCTGCGAAATGTGCCATAATGTTTCTCCTTATATATTAATTTTAATTGTCAATCAACTATTGATATTTGTATCTTATTATTACAATACCTGGTCCTCCAGCACCACCAGCTACGCTCGAACCGTTATTTGGTCCACCACCGCCACCACCAGTATTTGTATCTCCTGGAGTACCTGCTCTTTCGGGATTAGGGGCATTATAGGCTCCGCCTGTATCTCCACCACCACCTAATCCTCCACCACGAGGTGCACTTCCCGGATCGTTTCCACCTCCAGCTCCACCACCAGCAAAATAATAATAAGATCCACAAGGTTCTCCTGAAGTACCCATAGCGTTAGGAAATCCACCTCCAGCTCCTCCAGGAGCTACACTTCCTGTATTAGCAACAGATCCAGCAACCATAAAACCTCCACCACCTCCGGCACCACCATCTCCACCACTTCCTGGTCTTGCACCACCATCAGTACCTTGAGCTGGACTCACTGGAGGAGTATTACCAGCTCCAGCAGTTTTATTATAACCACCACCTGAAGCACCACCACCAGATCCTCCAGAGTTTCCTGGATTACCACCACCTGCATTGTGACCACCATCTCCACCACCTGTTGCTGTTAAACCTAAAGCAGATGAATCAGTTCCTCTTGAAGTTCCTGGATTAGGTGCAGGGGCTGACTTAGCAGCTGAACCACCACCAACTACGATTGAATAAGCTTGAGCAGTTACAGTTACTCCAGATACACCAGATGTTCTAGGAGAACTTGGGCCTCCGTTAGTATATGTGACCGCAGAGGCTCTAACACCTCCACCTCCACCACCTCCTCCTGAGTTTCCTGTAGGAGTTGCACCTGCTCCACCACCAGCTACAATTATATAATCCACTACTGATTCTGCAGTTGGTTTTCCGATAGCTGCTTGTGTAACAGTAAATGTCCCTGAGGACGTAAATGTATGAATTCTGTAATCACCACTTGTTGATTCTGTTCCACCTGATGCAGAAATAAACGCTGGGGATTGTACCCAGTTGTTAGCTTTTCTAAAATCAAAAACTGTATTCATGTCCCAAACACCCGGTGCTGATGCAGGCACTGGAACATCTACCGCATCTTCTTTAACTATTACTATACCTGAACCACCGTTTCCTCCATTAGTTGGTCCACCTGGATGACCTGCGCCACCACCACCTCCACCACCAGTATTATCTGTTCCATTTGCACCATTTGTCTGTGAACCCCCGTAACCTGCTCCACCACCACCTGCTCCACCTGCTCCACCTGGTTTATTATATGCTCCACCACCACCGCCACCAGCTCTTGTTACTGATGAACCTGTTATACAACTTGCTGTTCCTGCTCCACCTGCTCCTGCTCCAGAAGGACTTCCTGTTCCTCCTACTGCACCAGCTCCACCGCCGCCACCTGATGTACTAAAAGATGGCCAAACTGTGAATCCAGAACCTCCATTATTTCCTTGAGGAGGACTAACCGGAGGTGTGTTACCTGTACCACCAGCTGCTCCTGGAAAAGTTCCTCCACCTCCCGGTAAATCAAAACCTCCACCTCCACCAGATCCTCCCGGTCCACCTGCTGCGTTACAAAACTTTCCTTGACCACCACCTGCAGACGTTATGGGATTTGCTGGGTTTCCAAAAACTGTATCAATTCCATTAGCAGAACTAGATCCTCCACTACCACCAGAAGCACCACCTCCAATAACAACTGGAATAGCAGAAGTTGGTAAAGGTTGAGAAGAGAGTTCTCTATAACCACCAGCGCCACCACCTGTGCCTCCGCCATAATATGCACCGGATCCACCTCCACCACCACCACCTCCGATAACTAAAACTGTTCCAGTCCTAGTGCCACCTAATGGTGCACATTGAACAGTAAAGTCACCTGATGCAGTGATTTGAGTTACGTTTGCAGAAAGAGGTGTGCAAGATGCTGCATTAACTGTATTTATAGGTCCAATTATTCCGCCATTACCAGCCATAATCTAAACCTCCTACGCGTCGTCTATCGATTCATATGATACGAATAAATCTAGATCCGATGCTGCACCTGCTCCGCCTTTTAGAATATCACCCTCCATTAAATATATTGGTGTGTCTAAAACCACTAGCGTTGCATCAGCCGGAACCGATATTGTTTTTGCTAAGAAAAAAGTTCCAGAAGTATCAAAGTTATCAACACCATCCGGAGTAAAGTTTTGTTTTGTTACAGATATTGTTAAATCTGCTGCGTTAGTGCCATCAACGTTTGCACATGTAATTCTGTTTATTTTTACAATTTTATCTGTGGCTACTGTAAATAAAGTTGTAGTTGTAGTGGCTGTCAGGTTATATCCAACCGACTCGCCTTTAATACTTGTTACTGATACTATATTTGGATTTGCCATAATCTATCTCCTTTTATCCGAAAACAATTGCCATTGCAATAGCTTTTCCTGTTGTTGCTGGTGAAGAATCAAAGGTTAGTGTACCAACTCCAGTAGTTCCTGACCCAGAAACGCTATCTACCTTTAAAAATGTACCTGCTGTTATATTTCCAGTAGGAAATTTAATCTCATATGATTGTCCGGCACTATGTGGAGGTGAAGTAAGTTTAATCC